TGTAATAATGGTTATATAATAATTAAGGAAAATTAAAAATGAAAATAGATTTATTAAAAGGCGATTGCTTAGAATTGATGAAAACAATTCCCGACAATTCAATTGACATGGTTTTGACCGACCCGCCATATGGTACGACGGCTTGCAAATGGGACACTGTTATTGACTTTGACTCAATGTGGAAGCAGTTAAAAAGAATCACCAAAAACAACGGGGCTATTTGTTTGTTTGGAAATCAACCATTTACAAGCGTTCTAATAAGTTCAAATTTAAAAGGGTTTAAATATTGTTGGAGTTGGAATAAAAAAATACCAAGCGGAATGAGTTACGCCAGGTTTAGACCCATGCAACAAACCGAAGACATTTGCGTTTTTACAAAAAACGGAGAAAAAACCATCTATAACGCACAAATGACAAAAAGGGAAAAGCCTATAAAGTCGGGGGGAACAAAAAAAAGCGATTCCGCCCCAATTGCCAACAAAGACCCGAATTTTAAAAAAACGTATAATTACAAAAACCCAACAACTCTAATAGAGTTCAGCAAAATAAGAAGAGGCTCGTTACACCCCACGCAAAAACCTGTAAAACTTTTAGAATACTTAGTAAAAACATACACAAAAGAGAATGAAACGGTTTTAGATTTTACAATGGGAAGTGGTTCAACGGGTGTAGCTTGCAGAAACCTAAACAGAAATTTTATAGGCATAGAAAAAGATGAAAAATATTTCGAGATAGCGAAGGGGCGAATAAATGAATGTAATTAACAACACCCTACAATTGGCCAGCAAAATAAAAGCGGGAATTCAAAATTTTGACGGCCTGGAAAATATGCTTACCGGTTTAGGCATTGAAGGAAAAGACAAACGGACGGGCGGGGCCTATAAACAATCCCGTTATAGTCAAAATCAACTTGAGAATTTCCACGACTCTTCGGATATTGCAAAAGTCGTTACGAATAAGATTCCGGAGTTGGGAACTAAAAAGTGGATAACTCATAAAATCGACAAAGACCAAGGCGGCGTTGAGCTGGCCAATAAATTCGTTGACGAAGACGAAAGGCTTAAAACAAAACAAAAATTTGCTAAGGCCTGGAAGTGGGCCCGTTTATATGGTGGTTCGGGAATTTATATTTCTGTTAATGACGGACTTGACCCAAGCGAACCATTAAATGTTAATAGAATAACTCGCGTTAATTCCTTAACTGTTTTGCACCGATTCGAATTGCAACGGGGTTCTTTAAACCAGGACATTGACGACCCTAATTTTGGTTTGCCGGATTCTTATACTATTTCGGGCCGTGTAACTCAAGGTGTCCCGTCAATTCATCATTCAAGAATATTAAGATTCGAAGGGGAAGAACTTTCGCAACAAGGTTTTGAGAAAAACGACTATTGGAATGATTCGACATTAACAATTATTCACGACATTGCCCGCGATTACGATTCGGCATATAATTCAATATTACACGCCTTGCAAGACTTCGATATTGATATATTAAAACTTAAAGACCTGGCCGACATTTGCGCAAGTGACGACGACGACTTAATTAAGTCGCGTTTAAGATTGATGCAATTAAGTAAGTCGATTATGTCCGCTATTGTTATTGATGCCGAAGGCGAAAGTTTCGAAAAGCTTCAAAGACAATTTCAAAACGTTGACAAGATGCTTGAAAAGGCCGACAAACGTTTACAGTTGGCGACCGGTTTACCGCATACCATTTTATTCGGGGAAGGCGCAACGGGCGGCCTGGGCGGAAAAGGCGAAACGGAACAAAATACACTTAACGACCTCGTTGCCGGCGAACAAGACAAGGCATTAAGTCAAAACCTGGACAAATACGGCGTTGTTGTAATGTCTTCAAAACAAGGCCCAACAAACGGAAAATTGTTAGATTCTTGGTCATATACTTTTAACCAATTAACGGAACCAACGGACAAGTCGGTTGCCGAAGTTAGAAAATTGGTTGCGGAAGCCGACAATTTATATTTTGGAATGGGCGCATTAAGTTCGGGCGAAATATCGGAATCACGTTTTGGTGGCGACGAATATTCAATGGAAACAAACATTGACATGGACGCGCGCGAGGAACAAAAAGCGACAAATGAAGTTAGTCCGGAAGACGCGGAAAAAGAATTAAACAGTTTAACACCAACAAAGGAACCCGGAGTTCAAGGAAAACCAACGCCGGAACCTATAAAGGAATAAAGTGACGAATAAATTAAAAGTCGAAATTCATAACTTAAAAAACTTTTCAGTTAAAGAAAAAGAAAAATTTATACTGGCCATGTCGGAGCTCGAAAGGGTTGCCAATTCCCAGGAATTCAAACAAGCGATTCTTAATCATAGGTTCGACGACCAAACGAATGGTCTTACCAATCAAGAGCTATACAACCATTTTATGAGTGGGAAAACTAAGTTTAACGACATGTCCGACCAAGATATTGACGTTAGTCTTACGCTCTATTATTCATGGAAAAATACAATTGGTTACACTTATCCAAGTACATGGTTTACATGGCTTAATAGGAAATTCTTTCAAAAATTCAATTCGGCAAAAATTGCCATGAACGTTACGCACGAAGACCGACATAATGCGGGCTATGGACATAGAACGGCCAGCGACCATGATTCGGTTCCTTACGCATTTGGTTATATTATGCGCGACCTAATAAACGGAATTGTTCCGCCTATTTCTTATACAAATAGAGGGTCAAGCGTTCCCGTAAACTCCAGGCCCAGGCGTTCGCGTTGGTCTAGGTTTAAAAGTTGGGTTAGGGGAATTTTTTAATGGCCCGCAAACTCTCCAAAATGTCCGCGCCTCTTGGAATAGAACGCGACTACCAAACTAAACTTCGTAAAATCACGACTAAGGTCAAAGATATTATTAACGAAGAAATAGTTATGAACCTGGAAACGATTCTTGCCGAAACGGAAGCGTTAAGGCCAACGACGGATTCAATTCGTTATGACCAAACTATTGGGGAAAAGGTTGCGGACTTATTTAAGGCCACCGAACAAAGAATTTCTTCCGACATTACCGATTTTGAATTAAGTCAAATAACCGAAGGGACGGCCGAAGAAATAAGCGCATGGAATAAGGCCCAAATAACAAGAGTTATGAAACAAGGTCTTGGCGTTGACATATACCAGGCCGAACCATGGCTTGCCCAGGAATTAAATATTTTTACGGTCAATAATGTAAATTTAATTAAATCAAGCAATGCCGCATTCTTGAAGCAAACCGAAACAATAGTTTACGACGGAATGCGTCGGGGATTACGTCACGAAGAAATTGCCAAACAAATACTTGGAACCGGAAAAGATGAATTAGGAAAAGTTTCCAAATTTAAAACGGCAAAAAACCGCGCGAACCTTATAGCGCGCGACCAAGTGAATAAATTAAACGGCCAACTTAATGAATTACGACAAAAAAACGCGGGTATTAGTAAATATATTTGGCGTACAAATGTAGACGGTCGCGAGCGCGCGAGTCATAATCATTGGAATGGAATGGAATTTTCATGGGAAACTGGTTCCCCAAATGGGACAAATCCGGGCGACGAAATTCAATGTCGATGCTATGCACAACCAGTTTTAGATGATATATTGCCAAAATGAAAGAATGTAAAATATGTAAAAATAGTTATCCGTTGAACACTTTTCCATTCAGAAAAGAAACCGGAAAGCATAGGAACGAATGCCGTCAATGTACTAGAAAAAGCAAGGCCGAAAGTCAAAAAAAGCGAGGGCGCAACATTAATAAAGAAAAAGCGGTTGCGCGCGTTAACCGTTGGAGAAAAAATAATCCGGAAAAGATTCGCGCGGCTTCCGCTTTGAGACGGGCAAGACAGAAGCAAGCAACGCCAAAGTGGTTAAGCGAAAACCATAAAAAAGAGATTAAAAACTATTACCGACTCGCTTGGTCAAGAGAAATGTTCGAAGGCGAAAAATTCGATGTTGACCATATAGTTCCGCTAACCAACAAAAGTGTTTGTGGTTTACACGTTCCTTGTAATTTGCGAGTTATTCCCAAAATAGAAAATATGAAAAAGCATAATAAAATAAATAGTTGTAACTTTTGAGAAAAAAGGTAAAAATAGTATTATGAACTTTAATAAATCAAATAGATTCGACAATATACCGTTAGTAGTTGGAAAAAATGTCCAAGAGACGGCCCAGGGTTTTTTGAAAGTTCCCGCCTATACTGCAAGGACGGGAATTCAAAAATATAGAATGGACGACGGTCGCGTTGTTAAAGAATACCGCCCGGAATCGGAAGTGTTTTCAAAAACAAGCATGGACTCGTTGGCCACGGCGGCCGTAACTAACGGACACCCTTCCGAAATGGTAAACCCGGATAACGCAAAAGAATTAATCGTTGGGTTTCCTCAAGGTGGCGTTAAAAAACACGAAGACGGTTTTGAAAAATTTCTTGGAACCGATTTAATTATTACTCATCGTTCGGCAATCGACGCTATTCGAAAAGGTAAGGCCCAATTGTCAAATGGTTATCATGTTGACCTGGCATTTGAAGAGGGCGAATACCAAAACGAGAAATACGACGCGATACAAAAAAATATTATAAATAACCATATTGCGATTGTTTGGCGCGCAAGGGGTGGCGAAAATGTTCGTTTACGTTTAGACTCAAATGACGGAATATTAATAACAGAAGAAAAATTTGATAACTTAAAAGGAGAAAAGACCATGAAAGTAAAACTTGGTGACAAAGAATTTGAAGTTGAAGATGCCTTCGGAAAAGCTTTCAAAGAGCATATGAAAAAAGGTAAGGAAGACAAAGAAAAAGACATGAACGAGCTTAAAGAAAAAGCCGATTCACTTGAACTAGAAAACGAAGTTCTTAAGTCGGGGAAAAGTAAGCTTGTAGCAAAAGTTGATTCACTTGAAAGTGACCTTGAAAAAAAGGTTAAGCCGGAAATGCCGAAAGAAAAATTCGACGCAGCGGTTAGCGAAAGAATTAACGTAATAAATGCGGGTAAAACAATGTTGTCAACGGAAGAGGTTGCAAAACTTGATTCAATGACTAACGTAGAAATTAAAACGGCAATCATTAAAGCGGACTCTCCAAAAATTGACGAAGAGAAACTTAAAAATGAATCATATGTTGATGCTCGTTTTGACCATATTGTTGAAAACTTTTCAAGCGCGGACGAAGCTAAGAAAAAATTAGCGGCGGAAGTAATTAAGAAAAGAGAAAATAACGATGGTGACGAAGACGTTTATATTTCTCCGGAACAAAAACGTTTAGACAACATGAAAACAGAACAAGAAAATTCTTTAGGCCCTATCGGCGGAAGAGAGTAACTTTTATTAATCAATAGACAGGAGTAAGAACTATGTCACAAACACAAGTACAAGAACAAGGTCTTGCGCTCAACGGTCAAAAATACGATTTGTCTCCGGACACCGTATCAAGTTACGCCGCTGAAGGTAGGGTTGGATTTGGTCGTTATGCAGTTTTAGGAACGGATAAAAATTTACAATGTAAATTACCGGCCCCGGGCGAATTAACATTAATTTTAAAAAGAGGTGTTGCGCTTCAATCTCACGCAATGGAAAACATTCAAGACGGTCTTGAACCTGGTTATGAAGACAAAAGACCATGTTCAATTATGGAGCTTGGAAAAGTTTATGTTGAATGCGAAGAGGCCGTTGTTGCAACGGACGCGGTTCTAGTTAGAACGGCAGTTGACGGCGGAAATGACCAATTAGGTATTTTTGCATCAACGGCGGGAACTGGACTTGAAGCATTACCAAATGCAAGATTCGTAAGAGGTTCGGAGCTTGTAAACGGGAAACATATTGCGGTTATTCAATTAATGTAATTGAATAGTTGTTAAATGGAATTAAATAATAATAACTAAGGATAGGAGTTTTAAACATGAAACCTAAATTTACAAAACTCGACGAAGCACCAAGAGAATACCAGGGATTTAAAAACCTGGACGAAGGCGAGTCGATATTTTTTGCGCGTGAGTTAGAACACGTTAAATCTAAAACATACGACATTAAGTTTCCTTTTTTAAAGGCAAGATTGATTTTTCCATTGGATTTTTCAACTAACGCCGGAGCGGAAACTATTACTTACGAACAATATGACCAAGTTGGAATGGCGAAAATCATTTCTAACTACGCGGACGACCTTCCAAGAGCGGACGTTAAAGGCCAAGAGTTCACTTCAAGAGTTAGAACAATTGCTTCAAGTTATGGTTACAACTATGACGAAGTTCAAGCCGCTAAAATGGCCGGAAAACCTCTTGTTACAAGAAAAGCAAATGCGGCGAAACGTGCGCATATGGTTCTTGAAAACAAGATTGCATTTTTCGGAGACGCGACTCACAACTTGCAAGGTTTCTTAACGAACCCTAACATTCAAGAGGTTATTATTGCGGCCGACGGTGTTGGCGGACTTAAAACTTTCGCTTCAAAAGTAACTACTCCGGATTTAATTATTCGTGACATTACTTCAATGTTTACAGCGGTTCACGATGTTTCTAAAGGCGTTGAGGTTGCCGACACTATGTTACTACCTCTTAACCAATGGAATCTTATTGCGAACACTCCAAGACTTTCAGGGTCGGACAAGTCGGTTCTTGATTGGGCCATGTCTAACAACCCGCATATGAAAGACCTAGTTTGGGTTGACGAAATGAAAGGTTCGGGAGCGGGCGGAACGGACAAAATGGTTGTTTATAGAAGAGACGCGGACGCGCTTACTATGGAAATTCCAAGCGAATTTAAGCAATTACCGGTTCAAGAAAAAGGTCTTGAATATGTAGTTCCTACGCACCATAGATTTGGCGGCGTGTTAATTTATTACCCGCTAAGTGTAGCATTTGCAGACGGAATCTAATTCCGAATATCTCCTTTGAATATAAAAAGAGGGCCCCAAATGGGGCCCTTTTCTTTTTGTAGAAATTAGGTAAAAATATAGTCCAATAGGAAATTATTAACGACAACAAAGGAATTACAATGTCAAAAGTATTAGTAAAATGGAACAAATCAAATGTAATGAGTGTTGGGGCCGGTCTTCCGGACGCTTCGGTTATTCAATTCATGCCAGGGGTTAACGAGTTCACAAAAGAGCAATGGGAAAAAGTTAGCGCGCACCCGGAAATTAAAAAAAGAATGGAAACGGAAGTTGTTGACCTTAAACGCGGAAAAGTTCCAATGATTGAAGTTTTAAGCGAAGTTAAAAAGTCGGACAATTCAAACGAAGGAAATGACGAAGACAACAAAGGCGGAATTGAAGGCCTAAACGTTGGCGACGCTAAGGCCCTAGTAAAAGAAACGGAAAACACTCCGTTATTAAGAGAATGGTTAGAATCGGAAACTAGAAAAGGCGTTAAGGAAGCAATCGAAAAGAAATTAGAAAAGATTGAAGCCGACCGCGAAGGTAACGACGAAAATGAAGGTTCGCAAGAATAGTTTTTTTAGCTTATAATTATAATATAATTGTCAAGGGCGGTTTTTCCGCCCTTTTTTTTAGGAGTTTTCAAAATGTTAAATTACGAATTATTTCGAAAAGTCGTTGCTCCGGAATACGCAAGCAAGTCCGATTCGGAACTTGATTTATTCGCAACCGAAGCCGAATGCGAGGTTTCCGAAACGAAATGGGGTTGTAAGTACGACCGCGCCGTTGCATTGATTACAGCGCATTTAATTGCCATGTCCGAACGTGCTAAGAATAGCGGGACGGGTTCAAGCGGAACGGGACAACTAACAAAAGTAAAAGTTGGCCAGCTCGAAAGAACATTTGACGCCGGTTCCGACGTTGAGAAAAAAGACGGTTCATATAATTTAACTATTTATGGAAAAGAATTTATTCGAATTCGTAAACAGTTACTAAAGGGCCCTATATTTGTGAGTTGCTAAAATGGCCGTAATTAAGTCGAAGAAACCAAAAACAAGAGTTATCGACCATGGTTTTAATGCCATTGTTAAAGAATTGCGCAAGCTCGAAAAGAAACCATATGTAAAAATTGGTTATCCTCAAAAAAAATCAACTACAAATGCAGAAAAAGAAACGTCCGACGACTCCGAAAGTTTTGTTACGGTGTTGGACGTTGCGTTATGGCACGAATTCGGAACCAACAATATGCCCGAAAGGTCTTTTGTTAGGGCGTCTTTCGACCAAAACCAAAAAAAATACGAACAACTTAACAAAAAATTACTGGTTAAAATCTATTCCGGCAAAATGACAGTTGAAAAAGCTCTTGATATTCTTGGCTTTACAATAGAAAATGATATTAAGGCATTTATTAAAAGCGGGGAAGTTAATCCCGATTCACAAAGAGCAATCAACGAGGGCGGTACGACTTTATGGGACACTGGCCAGTTGATTAACTCGATTACGTTTATAAAGGTAATGAACCCATGATTGATATTATAACGGGGACATATTCAGTTACACGCGCGAAGCAAGGCGGAACTTGGGGCGACGACGGTAAGTTTAAAAGAGGCGAATCAAAAGTTTTCGACATGGAAGCAAGTATTCAACCTTTAAGCGGAAACATGATTAAACTTTTACCCGAACACCGGAGAAATTCGGAATCGGTAATTATATTTTCGGAAGAACGTCTTTTTTCTTCCGATGAAAAGAGTCAAAGAGCGGCCGACATAATTGAATATGACGGCAAGTGTTTCGAAATTTTTAATGTAAAAAAATGGTCGGAATTTACGGACATTAACCATTACGAGTCTATTGCTATTATGGAAGACGGACAAGGCGGGGGAAATGAAAAGTAATACTATAATCCAGGCCTGGATTGATTATTGTAACCAGGTATTGCCGGACGAATGGACGGTTACGCGCGCGGAAGAGGTTACGGGAAAAGATGCCCCAAGACCAACGGGCCCATATTTAACACTTAAAATAATTTCTGGCCCTCGAAAAATAACCATGGACGATGAAATGCGTTTTAATGGTAAGGCCGAAGGAACTAAGAATTATAACTTGGTTGGTCAAAGAGCTTATACACTCTCCGTTAAAGCTTTTCGAGCTGGCCATAACGACGCCCTTTCGGATATTTCTACTTATTTAGACGACCCGGACTATTGCCAACTATTAAAAGAAAAGGCTTGCATTGCGATAACGAACAAAGGTGACGTCCTGGACATTTCCGGGCCATTGGACACGGGGTTTGAAGGTCGTTCGTCATTGGACATATTTTTCAATTCAAGTAATAATAAAGAAACAAATGTTGGTTTAATTGAAGGTGTCCAAATTAAAGGAGAGCTTGAAACGGATAGCGGAAAAATTATTAATACAAACGCGGATATAAACAAGGAGTAAGAATTATGTCTTTAGACTCAATTGTAAAAGTAAACATTACAAGGGACACAAAAGTTCCAACACAAAAAGGGTTTGGCGTTCCGGCGATTTTGTCAACGGAAGCAAATCTTTTACTAACAAACTTAGTTACTGAATACGAAAGTGACTCGGTTCTTGAAAGTTTAATTGCGGACGGTTTCACGACGGCAAGTCAAACTTATTTAGCGGCTTCGGCAATGGTTTCGCAATCACCTAAAATTGAAAAATTAAAGGTAATTAAGCAATCGCCAAGTATTGCACAAACCGACATTATTAACATTGATAGCGTGGAAAATGCGGCGACTTACGCGGTTACTTTTAACGGTATTCTTGTCGAATACATTTCGGACGCAGACGCAACGGACGCGGAAATTCAAGCCGGTCTTATTGCTTTACTTGCGGGAATTCCAAGCGTAAACGCGGGATTCGTTGCAAACGGAACGGACAAAATCGACATTACGGCAAGTAATGGCGGGGAAGGTTATTCGGTTTCGGTTGGTGACGCAAAACTTAGCATTACGGCGGGTGTTGCAAATAACGGCCCAGTTGAAGACTTGATTGCGGCAAGAGACGAAGACGACGATTGGTATTTTCTTTGTGATACTACTCACACGCCATTACAAGTAACTCTTGTTTCGGCATACATCGAAACTATAATTAAACTTTACGCTTACCAAACAAGTGACGCGAATTCGAAAGATGAAACGGAATCAAGTTTAACACCTGGAATAATTGGAGACTTAAAACTTCAAAACTATGACCGAACATTTGGTTTATGGGTTCCGGCCGCGGAATTAGTTGATTATAAAATTGCCGCTTGGGTTGGACTTATGGCCCCTAAAGACCCGGGAAGCGCGACTTGGAAATTCAA